AAAATACATATATCATATAAAACAGGATATTCAGATAGATTTTTTATTAAAGAAATAAATACAAATCATATATTGTCTCATGGTGGTTTAAAGTTATATTATAATAATCTTGGTATAGAAAATATTGAATTAATTGAATTGTATCTAGAAGATGGTTATTATTATTTAGATAATAAGGGAAGTGGTTTAATATGGAATTAAAAAACAATATAAGACAAGGAAAAATACATATGAATACTAATGGTAGTATAATGGAAATAGTAAATTATAGAAATTCTCGTGATGTAGATATATTAATCACAACAGAACATTCTGATGGTAAAATATATAAATACATAGCAAAACATAGGACTTATAATTCATTTCTAACTAAGTCTATAAAATCACCATATGACATATCAATATGTGACATTGCATATGTAGGAGAAGGTACATATAATAGTAATGATGATGTATATATTGTATATCTATCAATGATAAGACGTTCATTGATGACAAAATGTAAATCTGACATTTGTAAAGAATGGACAAATTTTCAAACATTTGCATCATGGTATGAAAATTCGTCTTATTATGTAGAGAATGAAGATTTAATAATGTATAGACTTAATCCTTATAAAAGAGAATATTCTCCAGATAATTACATATTAATACCATCTAACATAGCTAAATCTATACAATGCTATTTGAATAATAAAAGTAAAAAGGCAAAAATTGTAACTAATAAATACATAAATATGATACACGAAAATCGAAGAGTTATATATTACAAATCATTTGATAGTAAAAAAGAAGCTGAAACTAATTATAATATGGCTAAATACAATATAATATTTAATCTTATTATAAAATATAAAGATATAATACCAGAAGACATTTATCATAAGTTAATCATAAATATAAGAGTATAAGCATTTTGTTTAAACATGTAAAAGAGGACATTTGGTTCTCTTTTATTTTTTACAAACACCTAAACATCTAAGTATAGAAAGCTGAGGTGTTTATATCATGAAAAGTGAGTTAATAAAAGGATATGAAGAAGGTTCCAATATATCATTATTAAATGTGATATATAATTATCCTAAAAAATTAGAAAGTGGTAAGTATGAGAAAACTGATAATGCCTCTTTTATTTTTTATGATTTTGAAAAAGATGAAGTAAGATTAGAAGAAATAGAAAATGTACCTTACGAATTTTGTGTTACAAAAGAAGGAATAAATCCAACTCATACCCAATTCTTTATGTCAAGAGATGATGTAAAAGAAGTATGTTGTCCTTATAGACAATTGAATAAGAAAGTTGCAGAATTAACAGATCAAATGGATACCTTTAGAGAGAATATTCAAAATGGAAATGCTAGAGCAAATAGTAAATTACATTATGACCCAAGAGTATTGAGTTCTGATGTACATATAGAAGATAAATTAAAGAGTATGTTTGATAGAAGATATGTAAATGATCTTGTACCTAAAGTAACAAAAGCATTTTTTGATATAGAATACGATGGTATAGATTTTAAAGGGATAGGAATTGATAGATTAGCTACATCTCCTATAAATGCTATATCATTGATAAATGAATCTGATAAAAGAATATATATCTTCTTATTAAGAAATAAGAAGAATCCACTAATAGAAGAATTTGAAAGATATGCTAATACAGAACAAATAAATACTGATTTAAAAGAATTTATTAAAGATAGTGTTGGTGGATGGAAGAATGAAATAAGATACGGGCTAGATCAATATAGTTATAAATTTAATTTTTATGATGATGAGATAGAATTGATAAGAGACTTATTTGTAGTTATGAATTGGTTTAAACCCACATTCGTTTTAGTATGGAACATGGCATTCGATATTCCGTATATAAAGAACAGAATAATTAATTTAGGTTATGACCCTAAAGACATAATGTGTCATCCAGATTTTAAACATAAAGTTTGTGAATATATTGTTGATGATGGAAAAGATAAAGATGGTAAACCTAAAAAAATTGAAGAGAGAGGAGATTTTTCAAAGATATCATCATATTCTGTATTTATGGATCAGATGATACAATTTGCTTCGAGAAGAAAAGGTCAATCTAACTTTATTAGATATACTTTAGATTATATTGGAGATGCTATTTGTAATGTAAAGAAATTAGACTATAGTCATATCACTACCAGAATAGCAGAGTTACCTTATAAAGATTATAAAACATTTGTATTCTATAATATTATGGATACTGTAGTTCAATATTGTATAGATAAAAAAACTGCTGATGTAGAGTATGTATACACAAAAGCTTTAATGAATAATGTAAGATATAGTAAAGTGCATAGACAAACTACATATCAAACTACACGGATGGCTAAAGAGTTTTATAATTATTATGAAGATGGTTTAATATTAGGAAATAATACAAATGCTTCTAACCCTAAACCTACAGAGAAATACCCAGGAGCTTATGTAGCTCATCCTTTAAAGTTAAATGATTATTCAAAAGTAAAAGTTCATGGACAACCCGTAAATACAATTAGAAATGGAGTGGATTACGATTATAGTGCTCAATATCCTAATGAAGTTAGAGAAAATAATATGGCACCTCATTCCCAAATTGCTAAAATAATAATAGATCAAGTAGTCCATCAAAATGAGAATCCTTATAATAATAAATATTATACTCGTGGAGGAGATTTCTTAGAGGATTACATGACAAGAAGTATATTACAAATGTGTCATAAATGGTTTAATCTCGGTACATATTCAGATTTAATAGATGATGTAAGAGATCATGTTAATAAAATGAATTTAATGTATAATCCAACACCATTTATAGGAACTGATATTACATTTATGAGAAGAATAAACTCAGATAATATGAGACAATTTATGGTAAGAGATAAAATTGAAGATAAACAAGTATTTATGACAAGAAATAGAATTCCAGATTATAGTTTGGTTAATAGTATATTTGTAGATGATTATGTATATAATAATGATAAAAGATATCAAAAAGAAACTACATCTGATAAGAATTCTAAACTTAAATATCAAGATGATGATAATAGTAGTGAAGGAGAAGAAGAATAGAATGTTATTAAGTGAACTAGAAGTATTAATCAATAATTTTAAAATATTAAAATCTGATATAGTATATCTTAGAGGGCAGACTATTTTTGGTGTTGATATAACTTTTACTGTAGTAAAAGAGACTCAATTCATAAATCCAAGTTGGATAACTTTAGTTGTCAATATAAAAGATTGGATGGATTTATTTAAGTCTCTTAAAGAGAATAATATTAAATATGAAAATAAAGTTATAGATTTAGTTAATTCAGACTTTATAACTTTTAAAGGAAAGAATTATTATTATAAATCTGACTTTATAATAAGAAAGTTTGAAGAGAAAATATTTATAATACATAATACTTTAAAAAATAAACAACCTAATGTTTTAATAGATAATTTAAGAAAAGATAATAAGTTCAACACAACTTTAGATAAAGAATTTAAAAGTAGCAATGGTGCTTATTTGTATAAAACTCAAGAATATTGTATAAGTATATATAAATCATTATTAGGCATTGTCGCAAAGGATAATGTATTATTAGATATATATGATTCTGAAGATTTATATTTTACTACAAGATTCTCTCTAATAAATAAAACTCAAACAGTTTTTGTATATTTACATTTAAGAAAACTACCTTAAAGGGAACTGCAAAGTTCCTTTATTTTTTATGCTCGAAACATTTAAATAATGTAAGAGGAGGTAGTAATTATGGCTATTAACCAAGATAAAAAACCAAATAGAAGTTTAATCTCTAAATTTACTCAATCTATATCAGATAAGATATCTGACCTAAGAGTAAATACAACTTTTTTACCAGCGAATATTACTGATGATACTAGATATATAACTAAGAATATAAACGATTCTATAAATAGTTTAGTATCTCATAATGAAGAAATATCAGGACAAGTTAATATGGCTAATATATATAACAGATTAGCTAACGATAATATGTCTGATGATGGTAAGAGCACTATAGATGCTATATTTAATTCTAAACAATTATCAGAACAAGTAATGCCCAATTTTATACAAAATAAACAATTACTGGAATATGAAGAAATAATAGATACAATAGTAAAATATTTTCCCACTATGCAGGATGTATTAAATGTAAAAAAAGATCATGTATTATGTGCAGATCATAATACAAAAGACTTTATTAATGTTTTGGATACAGTAACTTCATCATCTAATGATGAAGATAGAACTTCAGCAGTTCAAAAGAATGTACAATATATAAAGGATAAATATGATTTAATAAACCAGTTTGATAAATTTTATGATATTACAGCTAAGTATGGTGAATGTTTTATATATATAAAAGGATATGATGCAGCGATTGGGGAGTTATTAAAACAAAAAGAAGATAAAAATAATAACAGATATGTGAGTGAAAGTGCTAATTTGAATTTTAATAATTATTTCGATTCAGCAAATAATGGTCCTATTAGTTTATATAAAGATGCCGATAAATATGATAAACTAAGAGAGCTTTTAAATGAAGTTAATTTTAATATAAATATAAATGAAGGACCTATACAATCATATATAAAAGAATCAACCGATCTTAGAAAAATTATAACTGAACAAGAGATGGGTTATAAATCTATGGATAAATCTATAGTTCCAAATCAATTAGGATTTGAAGGATTGAATGACGGTCTAATAGATACAGGTAATTTAAAGAAACCAAAAAGTAAAAAGAATATGGATAATCCTAAACTAGATTTAAAAGGTTGTATTGTACGTAGATTAAAGAGAGAAAATATATTACCTTTATTTTTCGAGGAAGATACTGTAGGTGGATATTTCTATATAGAATGCGATTATGCTGCTACTTTATTACCACAAAAGAATGGTCTAAATGCATTAAAAGGTAATATGGCAAATATGACATCTATATTCAATAACATGAGATCGTCAGAGAAGAAAGATATAATGGGATTTGTAGCAGATAAAGTATCTGATATGATAGATGCTAAATTTGTAACTAATAACCAAGATTTAAAGAAGGAAATATATTTAATATTAAAAAATAGTAAAATGCTTGATAAAGGTAAAACTACAGTCAATGTAACATATATATCACCCGCAGACGTAGTACATATGAAGTTTGATGAAGACCCTGTAACACATAGAGGAGTTTCCGACTTAGATAAGTCTATTGTCCCTGCTAGTATGTATGTAAACCTTTATACAACAAATACTATAGGAATATTAACAAGAGGTTTTGATAAGAGAGTTTACTATGTAAAGAATAGAGTAGATACAAATATATCTAGAACTTTATTAAGTGTTATGAATCAACTTAAACGTGGAAATATGGGTGTCAGAGAAATATCTAATCCTAAAACATCTTTAGGAATTTCAGGTAGATTCAATGATACATTAATTCCAGTTGGACAATCAGGTGATGCTCCTGTAACTATGGAAAATATGCCTGGACAAGATATAGATACTAAACCAGAATTAATGGAAACATTAAAAGAATTAGCAGTAGGACCTACTGATGTTCCTTTAGATTATGTAGATCAATCTAAAAGTGTAGATTTTGCTACTAGATTAACTATGTCTAGTTATAAACTATTAAGAGCTGTATATAAAAGACAAGGACAAACTAATCCATTCTTTACTATGATATTCCAAAAGATATATGATTATGAATTTGATGATGAGAATGATCCAGAAAATCATAAAAGTAAATTAAAAGTTACTTTACCATCTCCTGTATATATAAATCAAATGGGGGTAGCTGAAGTATACAGAGTAGTAAATGATTATTCTACAGGTTTAGCAGATGCAGAATTTGTAGATCCAAATGACACACAAACGGATATAAAGAAAAAATTATTTATTCGAGAGCATAATAAATTGGTAATGGGTTCTCAATTAGATAGAAATATATTATCTCAAGCAAAAGATTATGCTAAACTTGAGGCTGCTAAATTTGTAACTACTACAGATGATAATCAAAGTATGTAAAATATATTAGCGTAAAAATCCTACAGGTATTATCCTGTAGGAATATTTTATGATACTTTTACTTTTTCTAATGCTTTCCATTTATATTCATCCGAGTTGATAATCATTTTATCTACATTGTCATCACTTAATAACCATGCTAATGCTTCTTGTGCTTTTAAATATACAGCTTGACCAGTTACTGGGAATACATTATAAGAAACTGTAATATCTTTTTTATCAATATCACCAACGTCTCCATTAATCATACTTTCTTCCGCAGTAGTTGGGTAAGCAGCTAAGAATAAAACAGCTTTTTCAACTTGTCTATAAGTATTATCTGTTTCTATTAACATATGTATACCTACTTCGTTTTCCCATCCAGCTTCCATATCTCCACTTGCTATTAATCCATGATAATGTTTAGCTTGTTTAGCTTTTGGATCTTTAACACCTTTAAGATAAGTCTCATGATATTTGGTAATAGTCATACCTGATTTTTCAGTAAATGTCATATTAATTGTTGATGCTGTAGGTTCATTTACTTTTGAAATCATATTTAATTGATTAATACCATCAGATAATTCTAAAGTATCGATAGTGATATCTTCTATACCATCTATACCTTTAAATTCATGCTCTAGAATCCAATTATAATTTCTTATAATCAAACCATATTCATCAGGATATTTTTTTGCTAAAGCTTCCATAAATGGTGGTGATTGTATAACTAAGTATACTTTATAACCAGACTCATATAAATTAAATTGTTTTAAATTAGAAAAGTCAGTAACTCCTCTAAATAGATTACTATCTAATACACTCCTAGGAGCTTTTAAACCTTTATACATATTTCATACCTCCTCTTTTATTAGTTTCCATTTGTTAAGTATATTTGGAATTGTTCTTGTGCTACGAAATCTTTAAATTCAACATTCAATGCGGCTAAGAATACTTTATTTTGTTTAGCTGTTGCATCTTGAAGATATACTAATTCTAATTTAACGAAATTAGCTCTATTTTTAGATAATACTCTATTTTCAATTGTTTCTTGATAATCTTCTAAATCCTTTTCTTCAATAAAAGTATATCTAGTAGAAGGACATAAAGTTCTAATATCTTTGATAACTTTTTGAAGATTAAAGATATTAGAAATATATGAAGCTTCAGTTATATCATCATATGATGTAATTTCTGTATCTTGTACTAATACTTCATCATACTTAACAGCATAATTTAATCTTATATCTATAAAATTATCTCTTTGTTTAACCTCTGGAAGATTAATAGGTCTGAAATTTTCAGTACCTAAAATACATCTAGGGAACTTAATACCAAATTTAAGTCCAGCAAATGGACAACTTCTACTATTTTTAAAATGAACCAAAGCATTCTCACATAACTCTAATACAGAAGTTACCGTAATTTGTTTTTTAGAGAATGGATCTATGATATCATAATATAAAGGATATGTAGCTGAGAACATTGTATTTTGATCATTTGAAAGGTAAGTTTCTCCCTCACCAATAATATCTGAATAATTAGTATTATCTAATATTCCCATATCTCTGAAATAAAATGGATCTAATCTGAATGATACTAAGTTTGTTATAGCTTTCTTTACAGGTAGAGGATATGCTGCATCTGGAATCAAATCAATTTTAAAATTATCTATATCATAAATATCGGTTGTCAATTGTCCTGTGAAGAACTTAACTAATTCATCTTTATATGAATCTGTATTAATTGGAAAAGAACCAAATGAACCGTTTGTACCATTATCCAAAGTCAATCCAAATGCATAAGATAAATTAGCATAACCAGTTGATTTATCTAAACTTAATCCAGTTAATGGTACACCAGTTCTATCTTTACAATTAAATAAATCTACATTCATTAGATACTCAAAATCTAATCCTGTTAATTTAGATAATTCTTCAGCCATCATTTCCCAATAAGATTCAAATAAATCACATTTAATTTGTTCACTATATTGAGTGATTACGGTCTTTATAGACATATTCTTTTCATACTCTTCGATATCAGCATTAGATGTAAAGTTAAGAGTTTCTAATACTTCAGAACTTTCTATTACTTCTAAACTATATTTCATATAACTTAATCTTTTAGAAACAGTATAATCTGAAGATATTCTAATTCTTTTTAAACTTTCACCTCTACCATTATCTACAATTACAAATAAAGGATATATTTTATTCTCCTCATCAAGAGTAGATTTAACTATTGTAGATAATTCTTTAATATTTTTAATGTTAGAGAATGATTTACCAGTATATTTTAATTTTACGATAGTATCCATTAATGGTTTATTACCTTCAGAGATAATAGTTTCTTCCCCTGTTAATGTATCTACAAATAATGAATAACCATCTGTATTAGTCTTTTGAACCTGAGATGTTATTATTTGACCATATATAACTATATTAGCAAGAGTAGAATTAGGTGCTACTATTCTCTTAAATATTATTTTTGCTTCCTTTTGTGCCAATATAGCAGCAGTTAATAACTCTTGTCCATATTTAACAAATGATGGTTTCTTTCCGTATTTATTAAAAAATGTTATACCCTCTGTAGAAGGTTCAATTACTTGCATATCTTCTATACCTTTACTCGATGGTGCAGCTATCAAAAAAACAGGACCATCATATGCAACGGTTGTTTCTATAGTCTTAGATGCAGAATTATCTTTAATTGAAATCTTTGATTCTGGCGTTACAATTTTAGCTTTAGCCATTATAATTCCTCCTTTAAATTTATATTATTGATATGTTAGAATGCACCATTAGCTCTAAATCATTATTTTCTCTAATGGTGAGTATTTTGCACCATCAGATAGTACTGCATTTACAATAGATTCATCTATATTTTCACTTGTAATACTAGCGAATGGTGAAGTAAATTTAGACATTTGTTTCATAGGGATATATTGATAATTTGTCATGCTCTTCATATCTGTATGTCTAAATAATGTTTTAATATCATCCTTGGAACGACAAACTTCAGCCTGAAGTATACCAAATAATTGAGCATTCAATTTATAAGACTCCCCATTCAAATCAATATTATCTAAGAAATAATTAAATATAGTAGAATAATCTATAGTATTAGGTAGTTTACCTGTCATAAACATTCCTAGTAATATATCAGCATTTGATACCTTCTGTTCTAACATTACAGATTTTACTATTTTAGAACCACTCTTATATTTTAATAATCTATAATCAGTTTCATCTGAATCTTTTGTTAATTTGAGTGCTTTTACTTTTTCGATTTTATCTGGTATAGTTGTAAATATTGTTGGATAATTAAAAGTTTGTAATCCACTATGTTTACCTTTTGTATCGAATATAGCAAAATTCAACATACCCATTATATTTACATTATCCCCAACTATTTCTGCAAATTTTCTTTCAAAATATATTTCTGGTACATAGAATATAAATTCTCCCTCTATATTAAATACTAAAGATTCACCATCTCTTTTTATATAAGCTGGTACTTTATATTTACTTTCCATAAATCTCCACCTCCTTAATTATAAAGTTTTATCAATTAATCGTAAAATACAGATGTGGATAACCACATCTGCAATGTTTAAACTATAGGTTCTGGTACAACTATACTTCCATCTGCATTATAATCAATATCAAAAGATGGTGAAGTTAAATTAGTTAAATCTCTAATTTGTGAAGGGAATATTTTTTCATTATAAGATTGATGTGTTGTAGACATATCTAACATGAAATATTCTTGACCTGATTCCACATTAATTTTTGATACATCACCAGTAAAAGTTAATAATTTACCATCTTTTACTATTTTTATAGCGATATTATCTCCTTGAGAAAATTGTGTACTTTTTGCTGTACGATCAGCATACGTCACTTTGATACTTAATGATTTAAGCACATTACACTCTGTACTTGTAACAATAGAGTCTAGTTTTAATTCCTTATAAGCCATATTTTAGTCCTCCTTTAATATATTTAATATTTCTTTTATAGAGGAAATAATATTTATAAATTTATCCTCATTATAATTTAATGTTTCAAGACATACTATAGATTTTACTGTAAAGTACATAAAAGTATGATCATTAATATCAGTAGCATCAAAGTTCTTTACATAATTACATATAACACAAATAAACTTTTTAATCAAATCACTTGGATATTCTCTAGCATCTAAAACTCTTGCTAATACGTTTGTAGCATAGTTTATATCTCTACAAGCGAATTTTGTTTTCTTAGTTTCTGATGTATATTTATAATTGAAATCCCTTACCATTCTAGAATACTTGTCCAATTTTTTAGTTAATTTAGGATTAGTTGTGATAGCATTTATTATTTCAGAAAAATCTACAGCGTCCAAATATCTTTGTCTAACAGTTTCCCATTTGATGGCTTCATCTTCTTTTTCAGGATGATTTTTTCTAATATCATCTACATATAATTTAAGTCTAATGTCATAATCATCATCTTCTATTTTAATAGATTCCTTAGCCATTTCTTTATACCCAACCATCAATTCATCAGTAGCATTCTTCATACCAGTTTCTAAATCGACAAAGGCTTGATCTGTCCCTATTTGAGATATAGCCAAATCCATAAATTCTTTAGCAGCTTTATTTAATACAGCAGGATTAGTTGTACCACAAGTTCCTACCAATTGTTGTTTCATAATTTTAGGCAATCTACTAAATAAATTTTTATTATTACCAGCTTTTACTTCTTTCATTATGTTTATAAAAGACAACGAATCATTTATATCAGTACCAAATAGAGATTGAATAGACTCTGCATCTGATTCATTCAATTGTATATCATCGACGTTAAAATCATCTATTTGGTCTAAGGATATATCTGCACCTAAAACTTCATTCATGTCTTTATTTGATATTGGAGTATGAGAACCTGTATTTGGATCTATTGAAACGGGTTGATTAATTTCCACTATATTTCCTCCTTCTGGATTGTTTAATACATTAATTGGATATTCTTTATTATCTGTTAAATTTTCATGAAAATGATCAAATGGAATACCTAATGATTCAGTTATTTCTTTTTGTATAAGATCTTTATTATATTCTGGATTATTTTGTTTTTTAATGTATTCCAATTCTTCTGGAGTAAATGGTACTTTAGGTACTATTGTATTATTCATATTTATCTCTCCTTTTATTCTTCTTCTATTTCATCGGATTGTTGTATATCTAAAATTGTTCCTCTATGTACTATCCCTCTAGAATCTATTTTAATCCTTATGTCAGTGATAATATTAGATTTCATACTTGAATTTAATATTGGAACTATAATTGATTTATAAAAATCTGTATTACATGTAAAATTTTGCTTTATATATTGTGCAATTGTAGGGTCATCTTTATATATGTATTGTAATACATTTTCAAATGGTATATCGAAACATTGTATATTATCTAATACAAAGTTTAAGTTTGAACAAATTAATCCTAATCTTTGATCTTCATAACTACGTTTATTATATAGTGTAGTGGAATCTTTTTGTTTTTTAAATCTACCTATACCAAGCCCTTCATATAATCCTGGAGTTTCATCTATTATATAATTAGTAAAGAAATTAGAAATAGTATTTTTATAATCTGATATTAATAAATTGAATATACAATAAGATGCTGTATATATATCTAGACATTCTTCATTAAATGAAAAATTGAATTTATTACAGACTATATCTATTATACTTTTATATGTATTGTGTCTTAGATCATCTATTTGGTTTAAATAAGGACCACATTGACTTAGATTTTGTATATTATCCTTAAATACAGATTCACATGCAGCAGGTAAATTAGATAATTGGTTTATTGCATTAAATCTATGATTCATATTCTCTTCTATAATATCTAAGATTATATTATAATCAAAATTACTTATGATATTTGATAAGTCAGATTCAGTCATTATATTTATTGATGTTGGGTCTGATAGTAAGCTCATAATGTAAATTCCTCCCTTTTATAATTTAATACATAGTTGTATTAACGTTAAAAAAATAAAATGGGGATCTCCCCATTCAATTAATTAATATTCATCATCTCCATAAAATCCTGTAAATACTTTATCTGGTATTTTAAACCCTTGAGATTGAGCTTGTCTTGATATATTCTCCATCTCTAAATCAGTCATACCAAATTCTTTAGCATATGCTTGTCTACCACCTTTAGTTTCTAGTATTCTTTGCATACATTCATCATCTTTTTTACGTTCTTCATCCATCCATTCTTTATATGTTTTTCCTTTTCCTTTATTTAACCAATCTATACTTTGTTGCACTTGATCATTAGGTTCAAGGTAATGTTCAATCTCCATAGAGATATCATTATATCCATCATTGAATTGGATAGTCTCTTCATAAACGTCTTCATCTGTTCTAATAGAACCTAACTTTAATCCCCAGTTTTCTTCTAAATGAGTTCCACCTTCATACCATACATATAATGCTAATAAGTATGACATAATTTGGTCATCATGTCCTGTAGGTGTATGTTCTATTTTTCCTCTCTTTGTACGAGTTAATGTTTTTAATTCTCTTGCTAATATAGGGGATATAAATTTACCTTTGTGATTATTCATTCTAATACGTAGAATTTCCATTAATCTTTCTCTAGAATTTCCAGTATTATCAAATCCAAAGTTTTTAACAACAGCTTTTCTCTTATCTTGTAGTACACCATTCATTCTTTCTTCTATTACTTTTTCTTTATATTCAAAGAATAGTTTATTTTTAATATTAGATTGTTTTAAATCTGCCAATACTGCTTGACCAAACCCACCATTTCTTTCTATATTAATAACACAATTTGGTAAGTATTTAGAAACGTAAGTATATATTACCATAGCAAATTCATGTTGATTTATATAGTTACAATTAAAGTCAGCCACTACCTCAGTGGTTCTTGCGTTAATTACTGTAAATGTAGATGAGTCACGACTAAGACCTCCAGATACATCGACTCCCATTATATACATGTCCTTCAACAGTTCAATATTATTAGTTGCTTTCTTGTATATATTGACAGAATAATGTCCTATCTTACAAATATCTAATGCTTCTTTCATACATAAAGATTCAACTAAAGCCAAGTCATTTTTACTAAATGGTGAATCTCCTGCTGCTTCAGACCATTCTAACAGAACTTCTCTTCTAATTTCATCCCAGTTCTTTTGCATTTCTAAACAGATATCCTTAAACCAATCTTCTGATCTTCCTAATTGTTGATAACTAAATCTTATATGAATGAATTTAGAATTTTCATTTCTATTTAATATATCTTGTAATTCTACCAATGGTAAATCATACCACATTTCATTAAATTTAGTAGCTAATTCAGTCATTCTATACGCATAAGCACCTTCCTCAGTTGTTAAATCTCCAGGAGTAGTAGTTATAGCAATACCATAAGGTGCACCATTATTTCTAGCATTTTCTGCGGCTGTTTTAAATGCAGGTGTAGCTGATAAGTATACTATCTTATTGTAAGGAATAAATGCAAATTCATCATACCATTGTCTAGGTTGAGTGCATCCTCTTCCTAGAGTATTAGCTTTTATCTTACTATTAGCAGATGATACTGTAACGATTTTATTTCTATTTATAGGATTTTCTAATGCTTCTACTGAATCCTTGGTTCTTATTTTCTTACCAGTTGCGGCGTCTATTTGTTCTACAACCATTTGTAAGTAAGTAGGTAAAGCTCTTCTTATATCTTTCATTCTGGCTAGATTTAATTTGGAATCTTCATATTTCTTATTAATGAAAGCCATTTCAGAGTTTCTAGTACCAAATAAGAATTCCCATAATATTCTACATATTACAGCAATAGTTTTACCATGTTGTCTAGGTAATTCACAGAAAACATTCCAGTTATTTATAAGACAGAAATTTAATGCTAAATTCCCTCTATGTAATTCATACATCTTACCAGAATTAGCAGAACCCCCTTGTTCTGGAATTCTTAATACTTCTCTTAAGAAATACCAATAATTATAAGTACATTCTCTAAGTATTCTTTGTTTTAAATCATAATTTATATTTTCATCTCTAGGATTCACTCTTAATAATACAGGGTCTAATACAGCTAAGAAGAATGCATTATTTTTAATACCTTTAGATTTAAGTATTACATGCATATTAACAAAAGAACGATTTTGGGTGTTCTCTTGTATATAGTACTTCTTGGTTGTCTTTACAGGTGTTTGTATTAAAGCCATACAATATCCTCCTCTCAAACAAATTACTTAAATGTTGAGAGGGATAAAATGACAGGTGGAAAAATCCACCTGTATTATTAACATACTATATTATTTATATAAATTATACATTCCATTATCATTAACCATTTTACCATTTTCTGTTGTAGATTCTTTTAATATATGATGTAATGGTAGAATATAAACCCCAGTTGTATTTCTGATTTGTACTTTCAAATCCCAATACTCTCTATCATTATCTCTATTATAACAAAATCCACTACAACATGTAGATATCCCTTTTATATTCCAAATCTTTTCCACAAAGAAAAAACTATAAGAATCATTAAATAATCTTTTTCCAATTAAAGGATGTTTATATGAACGTTTATAATGAAATATTTCACCATTAATCTTGTTAAATAATTTTAATATTTTTGCTAGATTCATTGTTCTACACCTTCCCATTCTAATAATACTTCTCTTTTAATAGTTCTCCAATCATTTTGTAATTGATTAGATATATCTTTAAACCAACATTCTGGACTACCCATCTCATTATATATATATTTGATATACACGAATGATGATGAAAGATTATTCTCAATTAATTCCATAATTTCATTATACGATAAATCATACCAACAATCATTAAATCGTGTTGCAATATTAATCATGTTAAATACCCATTGTTGATTAACATCTTTTACATCTCAAGGAGAAGTTGTTATTATAATTCCATTAGGAGAATTATTATGTTTTGCTTGTAATATAGCTTCGTGAATTTTTGGTAAAGAATTATAATATACTTTTCTAATATTTTTAATAAAAGTAAAATCATCATACCATTGTCTAGGACTTGCAATACTAGGGTTTGTATCTATTAATTTCTTTTTTAAATATTTTCTATTAGAAACGACATTAATTGTATTATGATTTAAAGGACACTCTATTTTTTCATAATTATCTATATACCTTTGAATACTGCCCTTTATGTCTATTTTAAAATTATTTAGTTTTAGGTAATCTGGTAAGGCTACACATATTTCTCTTATTATATGTAGATTTAATTTACTATTTTCCATACTTTTACTTATGATATCAGCACTACTATTAGTTGTACCAAATAAAAATTCCCACGATAATCTAGCTGAAACTGTGATATTCTTTCCATGTTGTAAACTTAATTCAGCCATAGTATTAAAATTATTCATCATACAAAAGTTTATTGCTAAATTTCCTCTATGCAATTTGAATTGAGTTCCTTTATCTCCTCCTATGTCTGGAATTCTAACTATTTCTCGTAAATAATACCAATAATTATTTACACATTCTTTTATGATTCTTTGTTTGGTCTCTAAATTCAGATTAGGATCATAAGGATCTACTCCTATTAATGTAGGATCTTTAACTGCTAGAAAAAATTTATTATTTTTAATTTTATTCTGAAATTCAAACACTTTATGTAACTCTAAAAATGAAGTGTTTGTTGTATCCATTTGATAATATATATTATCCATTTATATTCCTCCTTAAAAATGAGACAACAGAATAAATTTGTTGTCTCTTAATCTTTATTAATATTTATCTTTCCATGTTTTTTCGAATAATTCCGCTTCTTCATCTGTCATATCATCATACATCATAAATACTTTTTGCAAATAACTTTCAGTATTACGAGACAGATATTCGTATTTTTCTTCTAACCATTTATTTGATAATCCTAAAGATTTCACATCATAGTTTATTATCTTAAATGAATATGCATTATGGTCTTTGTCGAATCTATATTTAAAGTTTCTTGAATCCCCACCATTATTAGAAACAATAATAGGTATATTTATTTTAGTTGATAATAATAATTCAGATGGAGGTATAGAATTTGAATCGATATAAGCTATTAATCCTACCTTTATACCATCATTCAAAATCTCATCATAAGGATCTACTCCATATACATCAAATAATATTCTGCTTGTTATAGCCTCTATTTGTTTAATCTTCAAATAATTAGGCATTTGTAAATATATATCCTCTATTATTTTTAAATAATAAGCCATATTGTAATTACTACTATTTAAAATTACATATTCATCGGTAAATAATAATTTATAAAGAATATATCCTAAAATCAATTCATTACAGTTAGTACCTATTGGATTATCTAAAATTATATTATTCTTTTTACTATGTATAATTTTAATAGCCATAAAAGAACTTAAATTGATAGGCATTGGAATGATTTCCGTTTTCTCGTCTGTTATATCTTGAGATATTTTAAGCTTGTCCAAGAAATAAAAAGGATTATTAATACAATTATGTATTTCTATTACAGCTTTATATTTAACATCTATCGAATTAAGTACTGTTATTTGACCATCATCTTGTAATATATCCAATGCTGTTCTTTTATTTTCTTGATCTTGTGCTATTTGTTCGTAAAATTTTAAAAAGTTCTTATTCATTTTATTACACCTCATTTAATTATTTTTTATACTAATAAGTTTTACTAATAGTAATATTTAACATTTTTTATATTTAGAATTAAATTCTTCTGGTGTCATTACTATTAAACCTTCTTTAGTATTAATAACATAATCTCCACCACGACATATTTTTGTTACACCATTTGTTTTTATCTCACAGAATGCACATCTTTTTTACTATATCTTTTATAATCACATTTTCGTAACACAACTTCATCTGTACCTACCTTGTCAAAGAAAAAATCTGCCATATTATCTACATAAAATTGTATAGCTTCTATTTCTTCATTATTTTCCTTATTTACATACATACATTATTCCTCGCAATCTTTTGATAATTCTTCACTATTTTCTTTTAGATACTTAGCCACTTTACTATATGATTTATCAATAGACTTTTCAACGAATCCTCTATATGTCACTCTAGCGGGATATGCTTCAATAAAATTACCTTGTTTATCCCTGCATACAGTAATAGCGAATCCAAAATTATGAAGAATTTGATTTACTTGTAATAATAAACCTGTTTCTAAAAATTCACTCCATTGTTTTTTCTTACTATATGGACTTATTTCGACAGCTCTATTTAATTCTTCATGATATAAAAATCTTATTTCTTTATTTATACTTCTAGCATAGTCTATTTCTTTCTCAGTATTAGTCCCAATATAACCATCTACATCTACCACAAATAATATATCACACATTCTTATCTTCTTTAAATGATTTTGAAAC